GGCTCCCAGTATCGGCGCACCTACACCCCCACTGATCGCAGTCCCAACACCCGCACCTATTGCTGACCCTGTTGCTACTACTGTCGATTCCTTTAGACTTTGACAACCTATTGTACTGGCACAGATGGCGCAGGCGATCCCCAGATTGCGGACATAATAGCCAATACCCCTACGATTACGATTACAATCTTGATCCTTCGGTCTAATGCGTTCCAAGTTTTTGTTATGTTTTCCCACATACACACCTCCTATGTTCTAGTTTATCTCTTACTTTACTGCATACTTTAGTGGCTGTATTTACTGCCATAAATGGTGCAATGCTGTGAGCGAAAGCACCAACGCTCCCAACCAACATAAGGCCAGATATAGACATTGCCTTTCGTAAGTGTTGCAGATACGTTTCATTGTTTTCCTTTAAGTGTTTCATTTACGTTTCCTTCCACTAGCGGTGGTAGACCACTTAACTTTCTTTGGCCCAGTTTTCTTTTTGGCTTCGGACTTTGATATGCTTTTGGCTACCTTCTTTGGACGGCAAGCAGGGTAAGGGCGTTTAGATTTACCTTTGGCAGATTTCCTGCCACAAGGTTTACCAGTCTTAACATCAACCCATTCTTCACCAAACCATTTACCAAGACCGCCTTTACTTTTGGGCACGTTTCTTTACCCTGTTGTCAGCACCGCTCCATGTACCACCCATACGTTTATACTCTTTAGCGGCCCAAGCATTAGCGTAAGCAGAAGGATAAACTTTAAACTTAGCCTTTGCTTTTGCTTTAGCGGCAGACCATTTAGACGGAGAGTTAGGTTTTGATTTTGCCATTAATATTTTTTTGGGCTTCTTCTCGTAGGCTTTTTAGCCTTCGCTTTTATTGCCTTTCTCATTGCTTGGGTAGGTGCAGGTTTTTTATAATTCTTTACCGCTTTCTTATTGGGTGTTTTCATTTTCATTATTTGCTCCTTGCTTTTTTCTGTGCAGTTTTTGACAAGTCTTTAAAATGAACTAAAGGCTTTGAGGTCTTGCCATGAGTTTTGCCTGAATGAAGTTTTCCATTAGGCATTTTATGATAAGCACCTTTGTGTTCGGTGCCGTCCCTAAAATAATGTGATGCTCCTTTTGCCATTAGCATTTCCACCTTCGTCTGGCCTGACGTATTCGTGAGTTAGGATCGTTACGAGTCTTTGCACTTGATCTTTTTAATTGCCCTGCTGACCTAGCGCAATAAGACTTTCTTCTTTTAGCATCTTTAGAACCTTTCTTTGGGTTTCCTGTTACGGCTGTCTGTAGTTTTGATCCGGGGTTTGCCCTACGATGAGCGGCTACTCCCGCTTTTGTCATTCCTGCGCCTGCTTTAGTTTTTCTAAAGTTAGGTTTTTTTCCTGTAGTAGTTTTAGGTATTGGCTTTTGTTTTCTTTCTGCCATTATCTATCCTCTGGGCCTAGCACTCGTTGTAACATTTTCTCTAGCGTTTCTAATCTATAAGATAAAACATCTAAGTTATCTATAATCATAGCCATGTCGTCCCTGTCACGTTTAAGCATATCAACATCGCTTGATATACTACTAGCCCACCACACTGCTGTAGTTGTTTGGGCTATCAAAAATATAATGGCACTAATTAAGTATGATGGTATTGTCATTACATCTCCACTGGAAATTTAGGGTTAGGGTTTAAAGAAAAAGATGTCCCATTAGAAACGCCACCAAAAACAATACAAGCCTGTTCTTTTTCTTTTGTTCGTTTTGTTGCAACAAGTGTACTTGTGGTAGAGTTCTGGTTTACAAATAGAACTAGACTCATGTTAGGTGAAAGATGAGAGATCACCATAGGTATCTCTTGATAATCTTTCTCTAAAATATCTATCATCCTAGTAAAAGAATCAACACACATAAAGTCCATTGGAACAGCAAACTCATACATATCATCTGGCATAGTTTCTTGAGCCTTAACCAATACAGGCGTCATAAGAATAGCAACCAATACACAGTATGCAATAACTGAAATAATAAAAGCATTTAATATTTTCATTAGTAACCCTCAAGGGTATTTTCTAATACCAAACGAAGATGCTCCATGAGTTCTGGATTTCTTGCGGCTTTTGAACTAGTGATTTTTCTTTCAAGGTCTTTCATTGTGCTTATCATATCAAATACTTCACTCCTTTCTGCCGAACCTTTTTCTCTTTTGTAAATACGCGCACCAATCATAGCCCTAATCCATCTTGCGCTTTCTGGCATTTCTTGACCATCTCTAGGAACACCTGCCCAAGATTTTCTATCATCTTCTTCACGACTTGAAGTGTCTCCAAATACATTAAAAGGATTTAATCTATCAACTTCGCTAAGTAAAACAATAGATGAAAGAATATGTTTTTCTTTTGGTGTAACTCTAACACCTAAAAACTCTTCAGAACCTTTTGTTGTGTCTGCTCTAAACGGAAACGCACCTTCCCCGCTTTCTCCTTTGCTTAGTGGTAGCGCGACACCTCTTTGAGAGTAATCAATAACATCATCTCTAAAATAGTTTTGATTCATAAAGAGTTCAAAAGGAACTTTCAACACTGGAGATAACATATCACTAATCATCCCCTTGTATTCCCCTGTTTGAAATACCCTCTCTAATTCTGCTGTTGGCAAGTATGACATAGCAGTAACAAAAGTATAATAGTTTTCACTATCTTTATTGTTTAAGAATATAGGGAATTGATTTTTAGCCCAACTCTCTACATCATTTTCATCAATTTTTTGAACACCGTTTTGCATATTACCAATTAAAAGATTTAATTTTTGGGCGCGATCTGGATGTTTTAGCACAGCCTCAAACTGAGCGGGAATATTTTTACGCGACCAAGTATAGAATGGCATAAGTCTTTTAGCATACGATTTTTCAAATTCAGAAAGGTCACTGTAATCAAATAATGTTTTGCGTACCATTTTTCCCGATTCATCTAATGAATTGCCCTTTTTTATTTGATCTATAAACAAGGCTAATCTAGCATTATTCTCTACCGCTTTACCTGCGGCAAATGCTTTGTTAATACCTTTCCATTCTGTAGTAAAAGGAATGTTAGATGATGTAACAGCGGCTTGCCCTAAGTCTTGACCATACAAACCAGATTCGTAAACGCCACGCTTAATTGCTTCATTAAATATTTCTTCTCTAGTCATGTTGGTTCCGCTGACTTTAAAGTTTTTATCTGGGTTAGTTCCAGTAAGCCTATCAAGTCTTTCAACAACAGAACCTTTTTCGGTTTGCATTGCTTTTTGAACAGCCGCCGCCTCACCATACACAATTGGATTTTTAACACCACCAATAAAATAATTATTCCAAAAGTTTCCTATAGCATTTCTTGAGTGCCACGCAGGTCTTGATGCTAGTGAATATTTTTTCCACCAGTTCTGAACTTCATCATACATTTTAATTACTTCGTTTGCTTTTGCAGGAGACTTTAAAAGTTGGTATTGTTGATTTAAAACTCTACCTATTTGCGGTGGATAAGCGTGTTTCTTTAAAGTAACCCAATCGTCTGGTATTGGATCGCCATTTGTATCTAACCTTTTACCGCCTTTGTTACTTCCTATAGCAGTACCAAATTCTGATGACGCTCTAGTCATTGCTCTGTCAGCCGCCATCATTTGATTGTGCCATCTTAATCTCATGGTTCTAAGTATGGCGGGGTCATCCATAAAAAATGTAGTCCCTTTTTGGGCGTTAATTTCTTCTATAGTTCCCGCAATACCTCTTTGCTTTTGCGCTCCCATTGAGCCAGACAATAATCGTTTTACTTTAGCGGTAAAAGTATCATTGCGAATATGGGGAACGTAACCCTCAATGCCAAGTTCTTCCGATCTTCGCATAATGTCTTTTGTTGGGGTATCTGCTAATGTTTCTGCGTCAAGAATTTGTTGGTAAAATTTTCTTTCATCACCCGCAAACTTAACAGCCTCTTGGCTAATCTCTTTTACTTTTGTAAAGTCATTTGCTTCTGCCGCCTGAAGTATTCCTGCTTTTAATTCTGAAACTGCAATCCCCGCATTGTCTGCTATTTGTTGCATTTCTTCATTGTATCCAATCATATCTCTTTGAGATAAAATTTCTTGACCTCTGCTTTCAAGACGCACATTGTCAATAATTTCTTTTGCTTTTGCGGCATCGCCAGTATATATATTTAACGACTCAAGAACATTTCTAACAGGAGCAGATTCTAATATAGCCTGTACTGGTTTAGTTTTACCTATGGCTTGTAAAAGAGCCGCACCTACCCTAAATGGAATAGATACTAAAGCGCCCGGAGTGTAAGTAAAAGGGTCTTCCGTAATGCTTACGGCAAGTCCACCACCGACTTCACCCACTTTACCAATAGCAGTACCCTCAAATCTTTCTGGAATGGGAACTTTAGGAAACTGTGGATTATCAAAACCTTCTCTAGCGGCATCAACAATTCTTTCGTTAAAAGACCTTTCATCAGTTACAGAAGGGGTTCTAAAAGCCTCTACTCTAGCACCAGAAACAGCACCTCTACCTTTATCAAGGGGGGCAATAATACGGCTTAGTTCTGACCCAACAACTTTTCCTCCTTGCATAGCCATACCCGCACCTTTTTTAAAGATGTCGCTATACATTCCTCCAGATTCTTCATCTGCAAGTTCTACAACTTTTTTTACAGTGCCTACTGGATTAAAAATACTACTGTAATCAGACATTAATATTTTCCATCTTTAACTAATTGTGTATACCCTTTTCTTCCGTATACAATGTAATACAAAAGTCTTTCTGGAAGTTGTAATTCTTTAGATGCTCTAGACATTACTTCTTGAATTTGCATTTTTTGTTCTTCTTGAGTAAGGTTTTGAATTCCTAATTTAAATTGATTAAACTGTGATCTAAACTGATCCTCATCTATTGCGTCTGGGTCTGAAAGTTTAAGATTATAAAATGTTTTTTCAATTGCCATAGCCTCGTTTTGTGGGCCAGTAAATTGGTACATTAAAGGATTCTGACTTGCTTTCTCCATCTCCATTGCGATAACGCTATCAACATTATAAATTCTATTTTCCGAAGAAGACAGCATACTTTGCGCTTCGTCAAAACTTTTACGAGCCGCTGTTCTTTTATCTTCTGGTTTTAACGCTTTCATTCTTGAAACAAAAGATGCCATGATATCTTTATTTTTTAAGAATCCTTGAGCCTGATCTATCAAGTCTCGATTAACCTGCTCCCAAGGCTCTCCTGCATTTAATCTGTCAATCGCTTTTTCAGTAAGTTGATTTATAGTAATGTTCTGACCAGACTCCATTGCCTTATCAACCATAGCGCGTTGATCTGATTTTTGCTGTCTTACTTCACCTCTAACAGATTTATCCAGATTATACATTTCTTCAAATTCATCATAAACTTTATCAACCGCCGCTTGTTTTTCAGCAGGGTTAAGAGATTCGTTATTGTATATATCATAGACGGCCTCTTCTATTCTATTTCCAATAACTTCTGGATCAGCATTAGAGACTAAAGAGCGATGGGTTTGTATTGTGTCATCAACCGCTCCTGCCACACTTAAATCACTTTTTTCTTTTTCTAGTTTTGACTGCTGTTCTCTAGTAAGACCTATGTATGGAAACATATCATCAACAGTTTTTAACTGTGATGGCCCCATGTTAAACGCTTTAATAATAGAAGGAATCTCATCTCTTGTTAAAGGTCTTCCAAGTTGTTCTTGTAGTTTAGAAAGAGATTGTATTAACTCAGTGTTAACAGCGTTGTTAACCTGCTTCATTGATTCTGTTGATGACCCTGTGCTATCATCATATGTAGGCATAGACATAGGTGCTGAAGTTCTTTTTCCCATAGCACCCAGAAAAAGATTCATAGCATTGTACTGCTTTACCATTGATTCTGTTTTCTTTCTAGCATCTAAAACCGCTTGACTTATTGGTTGAGGTGCTGATAAATCAGTCCTCATCTGTTGCGTATCAAATGTATCAAAAGAACTTAAATCTAATTCACTCATCTGTTTCTCCATCTACCAAGGAAAGGCCCAGTTAGAATATCGTCATCTCTTTTGGGTATTGCCGCAGGATTTAATGGAGTCATTTGACCTCCACCTCCACCACCCACTCTACTGGCGCTTGGTGCTGTAGCACGTTGACCAGAGCCTTGTGCAAGTTCTGCAAATTGCTGTTGTTGTGCTAACCGTAATTTTTCTTGCCTGTCAAACTCTGCTTGTAACTCCGCTAGTTCATTTGAACTATATGTGTTACCCATGTTTGCTTTGGTTAATTCCGCTCCAGTTTGCGTAACAACATTTTGGCCTATAATATTAGGCATTGAATTTGCCCCCATTGCAGAGGCATTAATTGCTTCTTGTTGCCTAAATAACTCAGGCGGTGTAGCCAATCCATAAGGCTGTCCTACCATTGCCTGAGTCGGTCTATTCCCTGCGCCAAGACCGCCTACATTAGTTGGTTCCATACCTGCCGCCATTAGATTGCCCCGTAGTTGACGTATTTAATTCCATCAATGTCATGCACTGCGTCTGGATATATAACCTCTACATCCTGTGCCATAACACCTCGTCGTGGAGTATCATCGCCAATATAATTATAATGATAAACATTAAGACTTTTCCATTTACTACCTTCAGGTACAATGTTTTCTTTCATTCTTATATCTGACAATGCCGCAAGACTACCCGCAATACCAACAGCCTGACCAAATTGATCCATAGCAGAAGGTCCGGGACTTGTTTGCACAGTTTCTCCACCGTAATTACCCTGTATAGCGGCAATGTAGTTAGCAAGAGCCTGTTGTGGTGCTGTGGCTTGATACTGATATCTAGCCATATCAGCGTCCATAGTCTGCTGAGTTAACGCTCTACGTTGCGCTCCAATGTCTCCAAGCGCACCATACATATTAAGAGGAGCAGACATGATAGATGGGTACTGACCCATTGCGCTAGTCTGCATATTAATTGCTTGCTGTGCCGCAGGCAGTCTCATGTTTTGTGCTGTTTGGTAAGCGTTGCTGTACATATTTGCAAGAGGAGTTGTTAGCCCTTGTTTAACCGCTCCAGTCACAGCCTTGTTCTGCTGTTGTGCGGCTTTACTTGAACCTCCGGGTTGATACATTACTTGTTGCTGTCTAATTGAGGGCAATATACTGCCCTGCAATTTATCAACAACGTCACCAGATAATGCGTTAGCCATTGCCGCATAAGGTGTACCCTCTCCTGTGCGTACATTACCCGCTAGTAAATCAGCGGTCTGGGTTGGGCTAAATCCTGTCTGCCCTGATAACCCTCGAAGCAATGCACCTTCAGCGTAGTTCTGTTGCGCTTGCGCTCTTGGCCCTTGTATATAATCAGAGGCCATATCTTGAGCGCGAGTTTGCAATGGGTCAAACCCTGCGACAGTTTCTCCGGGGTAATATTCTGGGATAGTATTGAATACACTTTCCGCTTTATCAAACCCTTTTAAAAGATATTTTTGTTGTCCCTTCCAAGGAGCCGTACTCGATGTTGAAACTTGTGTTGATCCTTTGGCCATTTTATTTTCCCTCGCCGTCATTTTCGCTTTCAGATTCTTCTTCTTCTTCTTCCTCAAAACCAGATAATAATTCTTCCCACCCTTCTGGAAGTTGCAATGATCCATAGGGATTTGACACCATTCTAGGCAGACCAACACTTAATTCTGGTGGCTGATAACCTATTATTCCATCTGGAACAAATGAGGCAGATTGTACAGTTCCGGGTTGATATAATGCTCCGTCACCAATATAACTTAAAGGATTTCTTGGGTCTAACAAACCTTCTACTGGAATCATGTCAGGTCTTGAGTATTCCTGCACTAATTGAGGATGGTATATGTTGCCTGTTAATTGAGTTCCCCAACCGCTACCACCGTACCCAGATGATGATGATCCACCACCTGATTCTTCTTCTGGCCTTGAAGAACTTACTCCGGGCATTGATCTGCCTTCGGCTCTTCCTGATTTATTCCAGTGCATAGCACCAAACTCTGCTTTTGATACACCTTTATCACGCCAGTTAGCATTATAGTTTGCAATTAAATCGCCATAAGAATCTGTATAAGCGGCATAGTTTGGATTATCTACATTTTGGCTACCATGAGGAGTAGTAAAATTAGTAGGTTTCATTGCATTTGCAGAATCAATTTGACTCCTTTGCTCTGGCGACATTTTTTTATTGCCTAGTATTCCTCCGCTCATTAGTGCATCCTCTCTTTTAAGTCTTTAGTATAGACAATATATGAATCATTCCAATCTGTTAGCATTTTTTTCCATCCTTTTCTACCCCATAACTCAAGAGCGGAACAGTTATTTTCAAGTGCAAATTCTTCTATCATTCCATTAAACCTGCCATGCAGTTCTTTAAATCTTTCTCCAGAAATAGATAAAACTCTTAATATTTTTTTAGTTGGGTAATTAATAAATTGAGTAACCATGCACATTACAATATTATTATCTTCTATTGCTACCCATAATTGCATTTTATCATCCATTAAATAGTCAAGATAATGATTTGTGGTTAATTCACCCTCGCTATGTTTAACAACTTTTTCTAGCATTGGTTCAATACGATTCCACAATTTAGGTATATAATCTATACCAACAACACCTGCTTTCACTTAAATCTCCAGTTACCAAACACCATTACCTTGCCGTCATTACGAACTGTTACACCAGTATCTATGGTTTCTGTAACAGGTCTAACCATCATTAACTCGTAATAGTTTTCTGTAGCGTAGTTAAACGTAGCCATAAATGGTAAGTTAATTAAGTTAGCCGCACTAATAGTAACCAGTGCTAATGCAAATACATATAACTCATCATCGTTTTTCTTTACAAAGTCTTCCCATCTGTCCCATTCGGACTTGGTTGTTTGCCCTTGATCCCACTGCATTGTTTCGCAGGTTGCTGATCCTCTTCCGTTTCCAGTTCCCACAACTCCCTTGTACGAGCAAGCAATGTCTCCATACCTCTTTGCCAGTGCGCTTGTTCCGTTGAGGTGGTACTCAGATACGACAACTGGCTTACCAAGCCTAAGTGCTTCTTCGATACTTTTTCTGAATTGTGATTCACTCAGGTTAAAACCAGTTTGCAAATAGATAACGTCTGCTTGAGCATAGTATTCAGGTTTGACTCCGGGGGTTAGGTGTACACCAATAGGTTTGTTAACGCCTTTGTTTCTAAGGTTTTGTATTAGTACGTTTACTTCTTGTGCTGAGTAATACTCATCGCATTCAAGGCATACAACGTAATGACTGACTAGATCATCTACCGCATCTACTACTTGGTTCTGATAGTCTATCTGATTCTGTAGTCCCTGTTTGTAGGCTTGTGGACTGTCATCAGATATAAGCCACATTACAGGAGCCAGATTTTTATTACGCAACTTATTAAGACGATTACGCCAAGCAACTCTATTAACACTGCTTACCTCTTTAAACGAAGAGTCATAACTTCTAGCCATCACATCAGCGTGTGTATCACCGTTAGCGTTTAACTTCTCTATAACTACGTCACGCCAGTGATTGCTTGTCTCATCTGACAGCCAGTTTAATGTACTGTACTTGTCCCTCTCTATTAAGAATGTAGACTTGTAGTCTGCATACAAATTAGAGTTTAGTCCAACTGCCCCCAATGTAAGCATAAATGCCAATACCGCCACCGGGATTCCAATTCGTACCATCCGCATATCTTATATCACCATCTCTAGGTTTGCCCCTATTGGTTGCTATTGATGTATCTGAGGGGTCTCTGTTAGTTTGCTCTAATCGCATTACATCAAGGTTAAAAATAATATCAGATAATCTGTTTAATTCGTTGAACAAGTAATCAGATAAGTTATCATTGTTTACTGGGGCAGGGTTAGGAGTCCATCTGTTTAATGACTTAATATTTTTAACTGGGGCATTAGCCATAGTCTCTTAATCCTCTCAAACCACGTTGCTGTACCTCAAACGCTACACCATGCAGTTTCCAATCCATGTCCGTAGTAGACTCCACTTTGATTCCAAAGTATTTACCACTTATACGACACGATACTTTAGACTGAGTGGTAGGATCAAATAGTATTGGGCCTTCCCATGTAATACCTTGCTCTGTACTTATTTGTCTACCAACGTACACGTTTACAGATTGGTTGTCACCACTAACTTCAATCTGAGGGTACACAGCAGATACAAACTTAACTGACTGGGGGTCATTTAAGTCAAGACCTGTACGCTCAATAAAAGATGTCATGTTAGTTCCGTCTTTGGTATTACCAAAACTATCACGAAATATTTTAGTGTTAGTTACGTCGCAGAATACTAAGTTATTTTTAACATTATCGTAGTTACGCTCACCCCATGTACCTGTACCAATATCCCAATACTCTGTACTGGCATCCCATGTAGCACCTGCAGTAATATCTATAATACCATTGTTGATAAAAGAAGTATCTGGTAAGTCTCTAAATGAAAATGTATTGTCTTTCCAGTTCCATATAAGAGCCTTATCAACTACATCGTTACCAGAACTAGGAAAGCAAGCAAGCATCTCATTACGAACATAATCTGCGGCAACAAAACATTTTTGGTAGTTATCGCCAGACAAGTCTTCAAACATTGCCCTGCGTACTTTGTTAGGCAATAAAGGCGTTACAGTCTGACCATTACAAATATAGCAATCACTGTTGCCTATAAAAAAATGACCGCCATCAAACTCTTTGATAGCCTCTTTAGATAATGCGCCAACAGTAGGGCTAAGAAGTTTAAATGAAAATATGTAGGGGGTTCCTACATAGTTCATAATGTAAATAGAGTCTTCTTTATAGATTAAGAATGAATCACCTAATGGTAATCCGTCTACAATATCACCGGGCGTATCAGATAGTTCGTACTCACCTGCATCTAGCGTGGCATCAGTCTCATCCCATGTAGAAGGAGCGGCACCAAATGAAGCCTCAGTAGACCACTTAACTAATCGTGGTTCTTGATTAGCCCTGTTCCAATTAAGTCCAACAAGAAATGTCCTAAAAGATCTAATAGATTTGCATGACGCTCCAGTGGGCCAGTTCTGTAGTTCTCTAAATGGAGTAGCAGTACTAGGTATGCCCCCAGACAAAGGCCACATTTGAGGCGCATCAAATCCATTAGTAGCAACCACAAGACCATTAAGATTAGTAGCAGTCCATCTACGGCTAGAAGTGTTTGCGCCGTAATCTTTGTCAACTGTATAAGTGCTTCCAGAAGGATAGACAATAGCATTATCAGGATGATGGTTTAAATTATTAGTAGATAATGTAATTACTCCAGTTGCTACATCTCTTGCAGAATATGTTACCTCTTCATATTTATTGCCAGAGTTAACGTCTTGATCAGAAGTAATATCAGTACCAATTCTAAGGGTTCCTGTGGCGGGTAAAGCACTTAATGCCGCTCCAGTATCTACTGTAATACTTCCTGAGTTATGACTAACCGCACCGTCAAGCGTTAAAGTTAATTGTTGTGTAACATCAATCCATGTAGTGCCTGTGTACACTGCAATGTCTGTAGCACCATAGGCTATCCAGTAATACAAACCTGCTATAGTTAGATATGGGTGTATGTAGTAAGGAGCAAACGGACAAGTAGCCATTACTTCCTTGTAACCTGCAATTTTCTTTACGCCGTTATCAAGGAATCTTACGTTGTTTCCGTCAGACCATGCACCCTGTGGAAGATTATAAGGAGGTGTATCCCGTATAATTCCTATAGAGCCTACGTTATCAAACGGCACTAAGGGCATTATGCCCCCCTCTTAAATTCTTTTATTTCCTGTTCCGTAAGACCAAGAGCCATTAGTTTGTCTATGGCGCTTTGAAGTTCAGCCTGTGCTTGCAATTCTTCTGCGGTAAGTTCTGGTTCTGGCTCAACAGGACGAGGTGCAAACGATCCATTGGTATAAGCGCCACCAATCCATGCATCGTGGATGGCTTCAATCAATTCACCATCTACATTAAATTCAGATACACCGTCCCATTCGACTAAGTTCTGAACTACGCTATCTTTTACTATTGCGTACTTATGACTCATCCTGCTATCTCCGTTATTACTACAACACCAGAAGTGCCATTCTGCCCAGAAACAGTATCACTGGGGCCGCCGCCTGTGCCATATCCTTTTGCCGTACCGCCTACGTTGTAATTTCCAGTTGTGCCAAAGTAAGCGTTTCCTCCGCCATTTTGGCCAACAGCACCATCGCCACCTACTAAATTCAAGTCGCCACCAGAACCACTACCACCAACGCCAGTAACGCTAGAAGCACCACTGGTTCCTCCAGTTGCCTGAACATTAGTGTGAACACCATCATTCCAAATAGATGTACCGTTTATGCCGCCAACAGTAATAGTTGCTGATGTTACGCTAGATACGTCTAGAACTTTTCTGGCGTATCCGCCACCACCGCCACCTCTTCTTCCCGCAGAACTGCCGTTGTCTTGCCTGCCGTTGCCGCCTCCGCCTTGCACCTCAACAATTACTTTCTTAATTGTTACGCCAAGCGCAGATTCACGACTTGATTTTGTCCATGTACCGCTAGAAGTAAAAGTAGATATGCCTGCAATACCGCCGCCAACAGATTGCCAAGTTAAATCACCACGAAGAAATTTTGTTGCGTCTGCTGTACCAATTCCTAAATCAGAAGCCGCAATAGTAGCCCACTCTGTAGCAGAAGCCCCAGAGTTTACAGTCATAAATTTATTTGCGTTTCCAGAAATATTTGGAATAATAGGAGCATCATTTGTGGAAGGAAATGAGTTTTGCAGTACAGATTTAATTAGGCGAACATGGTCATCTCCTTGCGATATAGCATCAGTTCCCAAAGGGTTAGTGCTAACTAAATCTTTTACATACGTTCCTGATTCTAATGCCATAATTTAATCCTTTAGATATTCAACCGCAAAAGCGTCTTTAACTTCTTGCGTGTGTACTATTGCGGAAATTGCTTTTACTTCTGCGCTTTCGCCAGAAATGTCTGAGTTTGGTGTAATTACATGGCGGTGAAATGATCGACTAATTTCTACGCCATCACGTTTAATAATCGTGGCTTTACGTACTGAGATTTTTTTGTATTCGCCTACGATTTCAATTTTGTCTTCTATTGTTTCTTCCGTTAACATTTTTTTCTCCTATGCTTGGACTGTCCGACCCAAAACTATGCAATGGGTTATTGAGCGGTGTAATAAAATCCTGATGCAAAAATATCAGAAACACCATTATTTATATGAGCATTGTCTAATGCAGTATCGGATACGGCACTTCCAGATTGTCGGAACAAAATATAGTCTGATCCACTAATATTTCCAGTAATCATTGTGCGACCACTTACAAAAGTTACATTATCGAAAAAAGCCGCAAGAGATGGACTATTGTAATCTACCGAAAACGGTAAATTTATAACCTTAATAAAAGCATTTGAATCGTTACCCGCAGTTATGTTTAATATAGAAAAATTAATAAAAACCAGATTTCCAATTTTTGTATAGTCTCCACTAACGGATGCTGCGGTTGGATTGCTTCCCGCAGACGCAGATAAAGTAGGAGTCCAAATACCTTCCTCGTAGTCATTAAGGGCATTAGCGGCAGAGGTGTCTCCATTAAACTTTATGCCGTCGCTATCTATACGTAGGCGTTCAGTGCTATCGGTGTCAAAACGCAGTGCGGTAGCGTTTCCTGCTCCATCTCCTTTAGACAATATTGCTACTCTGTTTCCAGATACAACACCATCTCCCGCTCTATACGCTGATATGAACGCGTTATTGGAAGTGTCATTTCCGCTAGTTTTAACAAATTGAGTGGTTGCGTTTAAAGGAGAAACAAAAGAAATTTTTTCACCAGACTCTCCAAGAGTGATAGTCCCTGAAGCAGTACGTGCAGAGATTTTGTCCGTTTTTATATGACTCATTTTGGATGAGCCTCCTTAACGGCTTCGATTGCATCAAGCCAAGTGCGTGAGCCTTCTGTTTGGTCGTGAAACATCATGTCCATTTGATCTTGCCAAGATGGGTATGCTTCGGCTCTTGCTCTTGCGTATGCTTGAGAATTGTATTCGGCTTGCCACTCTGCATAAGCAGTTTCGATTTCTGCTTCAGTTGGTTGGCTTCTTTTTTTTGAAGACCATTCAGAAATGTAAACGCCATCGCCATCGTCTTGCAGAACGAAGTCAATATTTGGCGTAAAGCCCATTTTTTTAAGACCTTCAGAAGTAATCATGTTATAAGCCTCCAACCGCAAAACCAATTTGACCTACCGAATCCCGAAGCAGTATCAACAATAAGGTAGTTTGTTCCTGTGCCATCAAGTTGAATGTACACTTCTAAAAATTCACCTGCGTTAAGATCAAACACCCTTTCTACATTTAACTGCTCAATGTACCCGCCATTTGTACTGCTATTACCAAGCCTTGACCAACCGTAAGCGCCACCGTTTCTAAATAACCAAAGATAAGCACCAGTTATATTTGCACTGTTATAAATTTGTACTCCCGCAGAAATGTAATATTTCCCGCCTTTGCCAGAAGGTACTGTAAATCTGTAGTTTGTGCTTGCGTCAAAAGCAGAATCAGTATCAACAAGTTCTGTATTAAATGCAACTTTTGTATTTACGTTGTTTGAGTAAGTGTAATAACCAGTTGCGTCGTAACAGCCTGCCATAAAAGCAGGAGTGTTAGTTCCAAACCCAGTTGCGGTTCCACTATTTGCAATCGTCGCACCCGATGGAATCGTAAACGTATCCCCAGAATCTCCAAATTGAAAATCCGTACCTGTAGCGGGGCTTATCTTGTTCGATTTGATCTCACTAGGCATTGTCAGCCTCCGCTATGGTTAATGTTCCTGAGTCAACTTGCTCCATAATAGCGGCGTAGTGACGGTTAGCAGGGTCTAGAGGTACAGATAATTCTTCGCCGTCGATAATGGCTTTAATACCGCAAATATCGCCTCCAAAATCAAGTTGGCGTTTAACTGAAATAATATTAAATTGATTCATTTTTATAACTCCGCATCAGCAACCCAATGAGCATAAAAATCCTGCCCAGCGGTATTTCCATAAGCAAAAAAACTACGGTTACCACTCGCAATAACGGTAGCCGCAACGCCGTTACTAAAAACACCCACCGCCCCATCGGATTGTCGATAAATTGTTATTGATGGTGATGACCTCATTGTTACAGGAAAAATTACATTAGAGCCTTTGTTTCCAGTTGTAGTGTTTGGACTTAAATAAAAATATTGTCGCCCTGCCGCATCGTTTGTTTGTGGAGCAACATCAATATTGTATGATTTTTGATAATACCGCTGACACTTAGCCAAAGTCTGACCAAAAGACTCATGCTCAAATGGCGTGGCTACTGAGCCTACTTCTAGTTGGACGCCAGAGAGATAAAAGTTATTAGCCACATTATCTAATAGATTCTGCTGATTACTTGTTGAGAAAAAGTTACCACTTTGCCAACTTCCAGATGTTGTCTGCCAGTTTGTTCCATTATGCAATGGGAAACATATTTCAAGACCTGCCCCATTGTCGTTTGCAAATCCATTAGACGTGTCACCCGGAATAGTCAATGTAAATTCTTCTGCGGTATTTGCTGAAGTTACTGTAAATTCTTGAACATAACTATATCCTGCATCACGATTGTGCGCCTGAACGCAATGAATACCTGCCTTTGGACTGCTTACAGTAAACCGTACGGCTAAAGTTTTTGCAGATGCTGTACCCCACAAAAGATGCTGTAAATCTTGAGACTCTAATTTTGTTCTTATTCCTGCTTGGTCAGAAGCAGAAATAGATGTATCAGCGGTTGTGCAATCTATTTTTAAGGTGTTTGAAAAATTCCCAAGACCTGATGTGTCTTGTGATGTAGTTACCCTAGCGGCACTATTTGTTACAAACTCCCACCTATCAACGGCTGAATATACATTTGAGCCGCCCTGACCTGTTTGCGTACCACGCTGTGCCACGTTCATAGCACCGTTAATTATTAGGTTCCTGTTTGACAGAGCAACATCAGGAACCATGTTGCTAACGTTTACGGTTGTCCCTGCCCCACCCAACGTAAGAGTTGAGCCAGACTGTTTGTCGATTGCGTTTACATTTATTGCGTTTACATTTAAAGTGCTCATACAACCACCAATGTACCCGTTACAGTTACAGTTCCTGTCATAGTTATTGGCCCCGCAACAACTGCTGATTCAATAGTATAATCTCCATCAATAGTTTCTTGATGCGTAAAGAATCCATCTTTTGCAGGTTCTTGACCAACATATTGAGTTCCGTTTACTACTTCAGCCATAACTCCTCCTAAGTAGAAATGCTATCTACATAAGAAACCCAAACATCTAATGCAGATGCTGTATTGGATTTTATATGAAGAACATCTGTATTTTGCATTACAATTTTTGCGCCACCTTGTATTAGTTCTACAGAAGAACTTGGTGGAATTGTTAAGTTTTTACAGATATGGTAATCAGTACCAGAGCCTGTTTTATCAATGTAACAGTCGCAAGTTACAGCAGATGTAAGAATGTTGGTTACTCTGATACCTATAACAGCGTCATCAGAGTTGCTTGTAATAAGCGTTGTTTCTCCTGTGCCTACTGCTGTTGCCGCCGCTCTTTCAAAATCTTGTGCCATTATACACTCCTATAAAGCAATAGCCATAGCAACTGCAAAACCCGGGCTTGCCGCATTTACAGTTCCCCATGACGAATCAGTGCCGTCTGTTGTTAGATACTTTCCAGACTGACCAGACATATCAGGAACAATAGCAGAAGTAGAAGTGGATGGAAAACTATTCTTAAGAACAGTCTTTACCATGCGAAGATGGTCATCACCCTCACCTACAGGATCACCGTCTACAGGATTAGTCTGTACTAATTGTGTTACCCAATTTGCAGTTTCTAAAGCCATTATGCACTAGCCGCCGTTAATGTTACAGTAACTTCAAGAGTGTCACCAGAAATAACAGATCGTGCAGAACTAAAATCTACAGCACCGTATATTGTACCTGTTGTTCCAGATTTAGTATTGTCGCTAGTAATAAAGGCTCCTGCAATAGTAGCCGTACCGTTAATAGAATAAGTAGCCTTATTTGAGATATTGTCAATACTACCTGCCGCCGCTGTACCTAATGTAAGCGTCTGTCTAACGGCTTGACTGTAGTCAACATTTTCAGTCCAACCTGCGTGAGATGCCATAGTGTCACCTGCCGCAACAGAACCTGCATTCTTTAATCCTACATACCATGCGGTAATTTGTGTAGCACCATCAAAAGTGCTAGACAATACATGGTTAAGACCTTCCGTAACAACTAGGTTCTTTTTGGTTACGTCCCATTTTAAATTACCTTCGGAGTCGAAACATTTTATGTTCCAAATGTTTTTAAGTCCTAAGTTCATATCGCTATCATGTTTCATGTGCAAGCCTCCATCGGCTTTTAAGTTATTAGTTTGGGTAATCAATTTTAGTCCATGTAGATGTTGGATCAGATTCTTCAGTCCAGATAGATGTTGGGTCTGATTCTTCTGTCCATATTGTGCTAGGGTCAGATACGTCATTCCACAAGAATGAATTTCCATTAGAAAAAGTCATAGACATAGAAATTGAAACAGACTCTGGAAACTTTGTATTATTAATATAGTTGTTTGTTATGCCATAGTTTGCGGATGCTACAGCGTTTGACAATATTCCAGTAAATACTTCATCTAGTGATATGCCAAATCCTGCTAGTTCGTTTAAGGTAAAGCCGCCAAGAGATGTAAATCCGTTATTTAATCCGTAAGCAATAGACTCTGCAATTGTATGGGCAGACTCTTTACCATCTGTAACATCAATAGCAAATAAACCAGATGAATCAATATCAAGAGTACCTAGTTGAGTATACCCAAGATTACTTATAAATGCCGATGTATTTGTTTTAGCAGGGCTATTCCAGTTAATACCTATGTTAGACCAATAGATAGGTGAACTAGCCTCAGCCCACGTTATAGGGGCTGTCATGGATACCCGCTAGTATTCATTACCCTCAGTGCTGAACCAGAGTGTCTATCCCTATTGTCCTGTTCTTGTAGGTCTGTGATAGCCTGTTGAAATGCTGTAGCCCATAACTGTACTCTAGGGTCATTCATAATAAAAGGTTCTGCTTCTAACATAGCACCATACAAATAAATATCAGGAGCGTTAGTAATCATCCAGTTAGTTGTTGCGCTGTCTGTAAGATTCTCAAACCTTTCGTAAAACAGCATCTCTATTGTTTGAACTGTGTCTGGCGTTGGGCCTAACTGAAGTTCATTA